CGTAGCCTAGAGGCAGAGGATATAGAAAAGAAGAAAGAAGAACATTCGTCCGCTTCGCGGCCGGGGAATGAGGATTTCGAAAATCTCAAGAGGGCCTACCCAAGACGCAAGGGAAACTACGGTTGGAAAGCCGCGGAACGGAAATTCAATTCCCTGGTGAAGACCGGGGTGGATCCGAAGGTGATCATTGCCGCTGCTGTGCGCCTTGGTGAAGTCCTTCGACCGAAAGTCGGGACGGAATTTATTCCGATGCCAGCCAGCTGGCTCAATTCGGAAGATTTCATCGAAAGCGCCATTGCGAGCTTCGATGAGGCTCCGGCACCGATCGACTGGGACTCGATTGTGCGCACGTGGACCAAGACCGGCTATTGGTCGCATCAAGCTGGGCCGGATCCTGAATCGCCAGCTTGCCGTTGCCCGCGTCACATCATCGAAAAGCACAGCTCGGAGGCTAGACAATGAGCGTTGTTGAGAACTGCAAGAACTGCGCGTTTGGCGTCCAAGATCCTGGCAGCGTCTACGGGTATCGCTACTGCCATCGTCGTCCACCGGTCGTCTACGAAGGCATTACCGGTCTTCGCTTCGAAGATGTTTGGAGCCACGGGTATCGCATCGGTTCTGAGGCGAAAGAGATCAGAGGCCCGATCACAGCATGGCCGAAGGTTGGAGACAGCGATTTCTGCGGCGAGTTCGAGCTGAAAGACGCGTCATGATCCGTGATCCCTCAGACGGCACCGTCCGCCCCACAATGCCCTCCCTGGCTTCATTGAAGGACAAATACGGCGAGAACTACGGTCTGAACGTCAACGTACCGAAACGAGTGAGCACCTTCAAGGCTCCGACATCAGACGAGTTGGCCGCGCACTATGCGAGGTTTGGGTTGGCTTTCAGGGAGAAGGAAACGACGGCATGAGTGAATTTCTTGAAAACCTCAACGAGTATCAACGCGAAACGATCAACCTTGTGCGCCTAGCCTTGTTCTGGTCCAGCCGGACGGACGTGAAAATCCGCAAGGACGGGCAAGACCTCTGGTTCGAGGCGGATTGGCTGCGGCATGCGCTGGACGCGCTGTGCGGTCCTCATCCTGAAATCGAGCGCCGTAAGCAGGAAGCCGCAAGGATCAATGCGCAGACGATGATATCGAGTCCAAAATCTGCAGAGTTCGGGCGATCGTAAGGTTTGGGTTGGCTTTCAAACAACGGGAAATGACATGAGCGATCACACAAAAGAGGCAAGAGACCTCGTGAGAATGCGGAAATGGTTGATAGCTACTGGCGTCCCATTGGCGGTCTTCAATCTTGGCTTGGGCCTCTGGTTTGGTGGGATATTTGGGATATCGGCGGCCCTTGGAACGTACATTGCAATGCGGGTTGTTGGCCTGATTTGCGAGCGACACCCCCACAATCTGAACTGACGTTCAGGCAAAGGAACACGAGGATGTACACCATCTACGACGAAGATGAATTTGAGACGATCACCCACCATCGACCATGCACGAATTGCGGCGGCAATCTCGGCAGGTGTCGCGGCGTCGGTTGCAACGGCTCGTTCGGCATAGGCTCGCGGCGGCGTGCGCCAGATGAAATAAGAGCAATCAAGGAGAGGCGCCGGCTGGAGCACGAGGATGCCATTCTCGCCGAGGCCGAGGCCATCAGAGCGCGGCGCGGCATCCAATAGCCAAACGACAAAGGGGGAATATCGAATGACGATCCAGCGCCACCGATGGACAAGGCCTCAACTGGCCCTGTTGAAAGAGCTATGGGAGGGCGGGTCTACCATTGAGGAGATCACCGAAGCTCTATCGCCGCACACGATCCGCGCAATCAAGGCCATGGCGCACGAGCGCCGGTGGACTCGACCAGCCTTCGGCAAGTCCAAATACCTAGCCTACGCGCAGACCCATGTTTACCACTCCTACCGATGGACGCTGTGATGAACGAGATAATTGAACGAGTGGCGCGAGCCATCAGGGCAGTAGTTGTCGCGCCTGGATCGCATCTAGATCAAGACTGGAAGTCGATCGGAGAGCCAGCGCGGGAAATGTATCGGCGCGATGCCCGCGCCGCGATCGATGAAATAGCGAAAGACAAGCAGCCATGTGGCGTTTGCGGCGGTCCTGTTTTCCCGGAACTGGAGAAGGCCCTGAAATGACCATTCACGACCGCCGCTCAACCGACACAATCAAAGCCGGCCAATATGCCGCTGTCGAGATCGACGATCCCATGGAGGAGGGCGGGAAGCTCGTTGTCACCCGCCAGCTTCGTGGAGACCCTTTGGCCCGACTCCACAGCCATCATCAGATCGATGAAGCACAGTATCACGCCGGCCGGGCGTTCCAGCACGATTTCGAAACCGCAGAGCGCGGTCCTCGCGCAATCGACCCGACCAAGGAAGCGGTTGACGGCGGCATGATGCCAGAACCTATCACGGAGGCGCAGCGGAAGGCGGCGGTGCGTTTAGGGCGAGTCCATCGGACATTGGGCCAGAACGGCGCCGCGCTCATCCACGACGTTCTAATCCACGGCAGGACCATATTCCAGGTAGCGACCATCAGAGGCATGTCGGGCGAGCTTGAGATGAAGTACCTCGGCAAACGATTCCGTGAATGCCTCGACTGTCTGGCGAAATTCTATGGGTTTGCGATGGACAAGTCGTAATTAATGTTGCTGGTCCAGCAAATCACTATGTACTGGGTATCATCCCAGAAATTCCAAGTTCGGGCCTGTGCTGCACGAGGTCTCTACCATTCAACCCTTGCCAGAAAAATGGAGAGATTGAGCCATGAGTGATCCTGGCTTAGGCGCAGGCCCGTCCCATCTCAGGCTCAGTCAATGACTGAGCTAGCAGCATTTATTGGTCTGATGACTCTGGCGGTTGTCCTCGCAATAGTGATCCGCCGCGCTTTCGAATTCAAGGTGAGGTGCCTGAGCGTTCGTCTTCTGTACGCGCAGTGGTGGGATTGTGCATGACCAACGTCGTCAACATCCGAGACTATCACCCCAAGCCAAAGCCCAAATCCATGGATGACATCACCATGGACATGTGGGCTGCACTTACGGCTCTATGGGGATTCCCCTCGCGTGACTGCGAGGTGGTGAATCTACCGAAGCGCGGGAATACCCCAAACAACGTAAATGGCTAAAAATCTTACCGATATCCGATCATTAGCGCGGGGCCACACAGAGGGCGCATTGGCGACCCTGGCCAGCATCATGCACTCCGAGGAAGCCCCGCCTGCTGCCCGCGTGGCGGCGGCAAACAGCCTTCTGGATCGAGGGTGGGGAAAGCCGGCCCAGCCTCTGACTGGCGATGAAGACGGCCCGCCGATCCGCTTCACAAGGATAGAACTGATTGGTGTCCGTCCCCCAGATCAGGATTCCTGACAAGCTCGTTCCGGTCTTCACGGGCGAGGCCATGTATCGCGGCGCCTATGGTGGCCGTGGCTCTGCAAAGACCAGAACATTCGCGAAGATGGCGGCCGTCAAGGGGTTGATGTTCGCCGAAGCTGGACTTGATGGTGTTATCGTCTGCGGGCGTGAGTTCATGAACTCGCTGGACGACAGTTCGCTTGCTGAGGTGAAGGCGGCCATTCTTGAGGAGCCGTGGATCTCCGCCAAGTATGAGGTCGGCGAGAAGTACGTCAGGACCAAGGACGGACGCATAAGCTTCGCGTTCATTGGGCTGCGGCACAATCTCGACAGCATCAAGTCAAAGGCCAAGATCAGGCTATTATGGGTGGACGAGGCTGAGCCGGTCTCCGAAGCAGCGTGGTCTAAAGCCATTCCGACCGTTCGTGAGGAAGAGGCGGAAATCTGGGTTACCTGGAATCCAGAGCGCAAGAAGAGCGCAACGCATAAGCGCTTCAGGGAAAACCCTCCCGAGGGCGCCAAGATCGTGCAGATGAACTGGCGGGACAATCCGTGGTTCCCGTCCACGCTCGACAAGACCAGACGAGACGACAAGGAAAAGCGTCCCGACCAATACGAGCATGTGTGGGGCGGGGACTTCGTGACTGCCGTGGAGGGCGCCTACTATGCGCCGTTCCTGACAGCGGCAAAGGAACAAAAGCGAATAACGCGGGTCACATTCGACCCGAACATGAGGGTGAGGGTTTACGTCGATATTGGCGGGACTGGAGCAAAGGCGGATGCCTTCGCCATGTGGCCGTCCCAGTTCATAGATCGCGAAATCAGGACGCGGGACTATTACGAGGCTCAGGGTCAGCCGCTCGCCGCCCATCTGCGCTGGCTGCACTCCAAGGGCTACAAGCCGGAGGTGGCGGACATCTACCTGCCACACGACGGCGCCACCAACGAGAAGATCATAGACGCCTCGTTTGAGAGCGCGTTCAGGGCAGCAGGATACGACGTGACCGTGATTCCGAACCAGGGCAAGGGCGCCGCGAAGCAGCGGGTTGAAGCCGGGCGTCGCGTGTTCGGGATGATCTACTTCGACGAAGAGACGACACAGGATGGCCGGGACGCGCTCGGCTGGTATCATGAGAAGAAATCGGACGATGATCGTGAAGCATTGCTTGGGCCGGAACATGACTGGTCATCTCACGGCGCGGACGCGTTCGGTCTGATGTGTGTCTCGTATGAAGATCCGGCGCGGACGGCATCGTTCAACCGGCCGATCCAGTACGCCAACATGGGCATTGCCTAATGGCTAAAATGACCGTCCTCGACGTGCAAGCCATGGTCAACGGCGAGCACGCAGGAGCGCTTGCTGCGTTGACTGCGGCCCAGCTCGCCCAAGAGCGCGCCGATGCGATGGACTACTACCTCGGCAACATGTCCAAGGACATGCCGGCGCAGGATGGTCGTTCCAAGACCGTCTCCATGGACGTGCAGGACACGGTTGAAGGTCTGATGCCGAACCTCATGGAGATTTTTGCTGGATCGGATGAGGTGGTCCGGTTCGAACCTGTAGGCCCTGAAGACGAAGAGGCGGCACAGCAGGAGACGGATTACGTCAACCACGTCTTCATGCAGCGCAATCCAGGCTTCATGATCCTGTACTCGTTCATCAAGGATGCGCTGCTGTCGAAAGTCGGCATCGTCAAGGTATGGTGGGAGGAGCGGGAGGAGGAGCAGCGCGAGACGTATTATGGACTCTCGGAAGAGCAGTTCATGTTGCTGTCTCAGGCTGTGTTGATGTCGGACGGGGCGATGAAGATCGTGGAGCATAGCGTGAACAACGGGGCGGCAGCAACATCGTGAACGCCTACGCCGCTCCGGAACAGATGGCCCAAGGCGCAGCACCGGCACAGAACGCGCTCGCGCCCATGGCTGCGCCAGTCACCCACGACGTCACGATTACCACGACCAAAAAGCTCGCCCAAGCCCGCGTAATGGGGGTGCCGCCCGAGGAATTTGGCATCGAACGCGGCGCTCGTAACCTCCGGGACTGCAACTACTGCTTCCACACCGTTGTCACCAAGACCGAAGCCCAGTTGATCGGGGAGGGCTTCGACGAAGAGCAAATCAAGGGGCTGTCGGACTATACCGGCCGGACTGAAATCGAAACCCTGGCGCGGGATTCCGTGCAGGAGCATTTCAACACCGCCTCGGACATCAACACCGCTGCAAGGCTGGTCCGGATTACCGAGCACTATGTTCGGATGGACTATCTCGGGGATGGCAGGCCCTGCCTGTATCAGGTGATCACCGGAGGTGATAAGGGCGAGATCCTTCGCAGGGACGGCAAGGACTGCATTGAGAAGTACGATGTGATCCCGTTCGCTGCAACCACTCCGGTACCGATCACGCATCGGTTCTTCGGCCGTTCGGTTGCCGACCTCGTGATGCCGTTGCAGCGGGAGAAGACAGCGCTGAAGCGGGGTGCGCTGGATAACATGTACCTGCACAACAACCCTCGCATAGAGGTGCCTGAGGCGGCGAACGGGCCGAATACGCTTGACGATCTATTGGTATCGCGGCCTGGCGGGATCGTGCGGACCAAAGGTGACGGGGGCATGCTTAAGTGGCAGGTCGTCCCCGACATCACGTCCTCGATTTATCCCATGCTGCAGTACCTTGATGCGGAACTTGAAACCCGCACCGGCCTGAGCAAGCAGGGGCAGGGGATCGACGCCAACGCGCTGCAGAACCAGTCCGCAACGGCTGTGGCGCAGGTGTTCTCTGCCTCGCAGATGCGCATGAAGCTGATTGCGCGCATCATGGCGGAAGGTGTGCGGGATATCTTCTCGCTGCTCCACGGGACGATCCGGAAGCACGGCGGGCAGGCGGAAACGGCAAGGCTGCGCAACAAGTGGGTGCAGGTTGATCCGAGGCAGTGGAAAACCCGCGATGACATGACCATTCATGTCGGGCTTGGGAACGGGGGTAAGGCGCAACAGTTCGCGCAGACCATGGCGCTGGCGAATGTGCAGAAAGAGTTGATCGCAGGCGGCAAGGCCAATCTGGTCGATGACAGGGCGCTGTATAATACCGCAGCCGAGCTGACCCGGATCATGGGCCACAAGAACCCGGACAAGTTCTTCAACGATCCGGAGGCGAAAGATCCGCAGACCGGGCAACTGCTGCACCCGCCCGTACCGCCTCCGCCTCCCGAGGCCGTGCAGGTGGCGCAGATCAAGGCGCAGACAGACCAGCAGAACATGCAGGTGCAGTCCCAGCTTGACGAAAGGGCTGATCAGCGCAAGGCCCAGATTGAGACCACGCAGGCGCAGGCCGATATTGCGACTCAGGACCGCAAGACGAATGCGGAAATGGTCCAGTCCGAGCGCGAGTTCCAGCTAAAGCGCGAATTGGCAATTCTGGAGTTCGAACTGCAGCGCCAGCTTGAGACCGAAAAGCTGAACATGCAGCGCGAAATGCACCAACAGAGCTTGGCACAGAGCGCCGAGCAGCACCGGCAGGCGATGGAAGCCGGCGTGTTCAAGGTTGCGCAGGGTCAACAGGCGCACGAACAGAAGATGGAAATGGCGGCACAAAAGCCGAAGGCGGATGACTGAACTCATCGCGGCCTACAAGCAAACAGCCGCGAAACTCCTGGCCAACCCCGACGATCCCGAGCAGCTATCCAACCAGTACACACTGCTTTCAACTACCCCGCGCAGCCCGGCTCAACTGGCCATCGCAAAACGCTGCGCGAATAATGCTCCGGACGAGTTCATAGCGGTGTTCAACTACGCTTCCGCTCTGATGCGGGGCGGGCACGACAGTCTTGAGGTGTTCAGGCGGGCCTTGGACATCGCGCCGGATGACCGCAGGGCGATTACGCTGCATCATATCGGCTTGGCGCATCACGACCGGGGCGAATACGAGGTGGCGCTGCGCTGGTACGAGCTGAGCAAGTCCGCAGATCCTAACGAGCCGAAAATAGACCACTCGACTGCGATTGCAAAGCTCGCGATGGGGCAATTACGGGAAGGCCTCTATGAGTTTGAAGTCAGACATCACGCAAAGCCGCGAAAAGCTATTAGCGAGAGCGGCATTTCTTGGTGGCGTGGAGAGGCACTTGAAGGGAAACGGGTCATCCTCGGCCACGAACAGGGGTTCGGAGACACCCTCCAGTTCATCAGATTCGCGCCACTGCTCAAATCCAGAGTTCGTGAGCTGGTTTTTTCAGGACCCGAATCCCTGGCACCTCTGATTGCCGAACAATTCGACTGCTTTGACGACGTAATCAACGAAGAAGGGCCGTTTGACGCTGATTTCGTGACCTCGCCAATGGCTGCCTGCGCCCTCATGGGCATCGGCTATGGAGATGTGAACGGGCTGGCCTACATGGCGGCCAAACCGATCAGACTGCCTAAGCGCGGCAAGCTCAAGGTTGGTCTGTCGTGGAAGGGCTCGCCGGGATACGCGAACGACGCGCTCCGGTCTGCCGATCTCAAGGATTTCTGTCCGCTGTTCGATCTTCCGGGCGCTGCGTTCTACTCGCTTCAGGTGAGGCCGGGACCTGAGGAGATATCAAGCCTCGGCTTGGACGGCTTCATTGCGGATGTTGGCTCTACCCTGAGGGACTTCCGCGATACTGCGGCGGCAATCTCAGCAATGGATGTGGTCGTGACTGTCGATAGCGCGAATGGCCATCTGGCCGGGGCGCTCGGGAAGCCCGTTCTGATGCTTTTGGGCCGCGCTACCTGCTGGCGCTGGATGAAGGGCGACACCACGCCTTGGTACCGAAATCATAAAATCTACAGGCAGGCCAAGGTCGATTGCTGGCCCATGGATGAGGTTCGGAGCGAATTGCAGAGGATGATGCAATGACGATCGAAGAAATTTCAGACCTGAAACTCCGCGTTGAAGAACTCGAAAAGATTGTCATCGCCATGGCATCCGGTTCTGGGCAGTCTATTTCACTTCACAATGGGAGACCTGTCTTGCTTGGTGTCATCGGGGGCAGCGAACAAGTCTGGCGCACCAGTGCCAGCAGCCGTTCTTCATGACCGACGAATCCAAGCTTGACGTTGCCGTTGGTCGAGCGGCCCGAGCGCAAGACCTGATCGATAACGAGCTGCTCGCGGAATCGTTCAAGACGCTTGAGGATGCCTACATCGCGGCATGGCGGCAGTCTCCGATCGAGGACACAGCAGCCCGCGAGAAGCTGTTCCTGGCAGTCAATGTCATCGGCAAGGTGCGTGACAACCTCATCGCCGTTCTGAGCAACGGGAAATTGGCCATGGCTGAAATCCAGCAGATCGCTGAAGCAGCAGAGCGCCGCAAGAAATTCGGTTTCAACAAGGAAAACGCATGAGCGACGATATCGGCCCCGGCCCTGAGATTGCTGTAACCCTTCCCGCCGATGCGCCCGAGACATTCGATTCACCCTCCAGTGCTGCGAGCTATCTCGCGGACTACTGGGAAAAACGTAACAAATCTGCCGAGAGCGCTGAACCAGCGACCGCAGAACCTGAATCGGCCGGTGAGGCCGACGCTGCCCCTCCTGAGGAGGCTCACGGCGAGACTGAGGCAACCGAACCGGCTGAAGAACAGCCGCCCATCGAACCGCCGAAGTCGTGGACGAAAGCAGAGAAGGAACGGTTTGCTTCCTTGCCTCGCGAAACGCAGGAATACCTGCACACTCGCGAACAGGAACGGGACCGGGAATTTCGCCGGAGTCAGAACGAAGTCGCTGAACAGCGCAAAGCCATTCAGGCCGAGCGTGAAGCGGCGGAAAAGGCAAGGCAACAGTACGAGGCCCAGCTCCCTGCGCTGATGCAGGAGCTGCAGAACGTCAACCAGTCCAGTTTCTCCGACATCAAGACTATGGATGATGTCGTGAAGCTCCAGGCTGAAGACCCGTTCCGGTTTCAGGCATGGCAGGTGCATCAGATGCGCTTGCAAGCCGCGAAAGCCGAAACGGATCGCGTTCAAGCACAGAAGGATCAGGACAGGAACAGCAAGCGATCGACCTATGAAGCGGAGCAGAACAAGCTTCTCATCGGGCTCGTGCCGGAAATGGCCGAACCGAAGAAGGCGAGCGAACTCCGCGAACGCGCGATTGCCATGCTGACCGATCCTGACGATCTCGGATTGAAGAACGAACAGCTCTCCCGATGGATGGCCGATGACACAGGGCATGAGATCCTGTCGAACGCGGGTATCCAGAAGCTCATTGCTGACGGTCTGAAATATCGGGACATCCTCAAGGCGCCAAAGGCTGTCGCTGCCAAGCCAGTTCCACCCGTTCAGAAGCCCGGCGTGCGCCAGACCGGCAATGCACAGTCCGAGCGGATTCAAGCCCTCACCCGTCAACTCAACGAAACCGGCGATCTCCGTGCCGCGCAAGAGCTGCGAGCCTTGCAGGTCCGAAGCCGGGCATCATAAGGACACACGACAATGGCTTTCCCAGCCTCATCTTTTGCCACCTATCAGGCGATTGGCAACCGCGAAGACCTCAGCGACATGATCTATCGCATCGACCCGACCGACACCCCCGGCATGTCCGGCGTCGCGAAGGAAAAGGCGACCGCCGTACTGCACGAATGGCAGATGCAGGCGCTTGCGTCCGTCGATACCGCCAACGCCCAGCTCGAAGGCGACGACCCGACCACGACCGCGACCACTGCCACCACGCGGCCGAACAACCGCACGCAGATCTCCTACAAGGTGGCCCGCGTTACCGGCACCCAGCAGGCGGTTGAGCATGCCGGCCGCGACAACGAACTGGCCTATCAGGAGATGCTGAAGGGTCTCGAACTGAAGCGAGATATGGAAAGCATCCTGTTTGGCCTGAACCAAACTGTGTTGACCGGCGACACCACCACGGCGCGCACAACTGCAACGGTCCTGTCCTGGATCAAAACAAATACGTCGAAGGGCACGGCGGGCGGTGCGGCCGACCCAACCACGTCCGGAACGACAACCCGCGTTGACGGCACGCAGATCGCGTTTACCGAGGCTCGGCTGAAAACCGTCCTTTCGTTAATCTGGACGGCCGGCGGCAAGCCAAACGTCATCATGACCGGCGCGTTCAACAAACAGGTGTTCTCGACCTTCACCGGCCGCTCATCGCCGATCGAACAGGCGAGTTCGAAGAAGATCGTGGCCTCCGTCGATGCCTACGAGTCCGATTTCGGCAAGCTCAAGGTCGTCCCGAACAGGTTCTCCCGAGCCCGTGACGTTCTCGTGCTCGAAATGGATAAATGGGCCGTCGCCTATCTGAACGGCCGCAACATGATTTCGATCCCTCTCGCCAAGACCGGCGACTCGGATCGACGTCAGATCCTCAGCGAATACTGCCTCGTTTCTCGCAACGAAAAGGCGAGCGGCGGCGTGTTCGACAACACCACTTCGTAAGGCATCGGGGCGGCGAAAGCCGCCCCTTTCACCTCGAAAGGATCATCCGATGTCAACGACTTTTACCAACAAATATGACTCCTCGCCGATGACGCGGCCAGTTGCGGCCAACATCATCCCGACGCAGGATAGTACCGGAAATCAGGCGAACACGATCCGGCATGATCAGCTCTTGCCCATGACTGGGCGTTACCGCGTCTGCACGCTCTCCGGCAACCTCGGTACCCTGTCCTCACTCGGGACTGATACCGCTGGCGTCAACGGCACGATCTGGTTCGCGGACGTGTTCATTCCTTTCGTCGGCACCTTTACCGGGATCGGCGTTCTGAACGGCGGCACGGTCGCAACGGACAAGATCATCGTGGCGCTGTACGACTCTGCTGGGACCCTGCTGGCCAACTCGGCTCTTGCCGGGACCAACATGGCCTCCACGAACGTGTTTCAGGAAACGGCATTCACCGCGACCTATACCACGCTTCGTCCGGGCCGGTTCTGGATTGCATGCCAGACCAACGGCGCCAACGCCAATATCAGGACCATCGCCACGGCAACGTGGATCGACGTTCTGACCAACAGCACTACCGGAACGTTCGGCACGCTGCCAGCGCTCACGCCTGCCACCACCTTTGCCGCCGGCAAGGGTCCCGTCGCATATCTCTATTAAGGATATCCTCATGGCCCTTCCCGGCACTCACCCGATGCTGCAGGAGCGAGTCCTGCAGTCCTCGACCAACTCGATTGCCTCAACGCCTCTCGCCTGTGTTCTCCGTGTGCCGTTCCGCTGCAAGGTCAACTTGGTCAGCGGGGTATCACACGGAGCCTTCACCACGGATTGTTCCGTGGCGGTCGCGATCATCGCCTCTGTCGCGGGCGGTACGGCTCCAGGCAGCGGTACGGCAATCACCGGCTCGCCTCTGGTCCTGACCGCGTCAAACAGCGCGGCAGGGACCAGTGCAACCATGACGCCAACCGCCGCCAATATCGCGAACGAGGGCGATCTGATCTCATTCACCCCTTCGGGCTCGACCGGGACCACGATTGGCGGCACTTTCTATGCTCATGTGACGCCGGTGTAAGCCCATGGTGGCAATGAACCAGTCCTCGAGAGAGGGCGTCACCCAAACCATCGCCTATGACGCGACTGTCCCCATTACCAATGCGTTCGCGGCAGGGACATATCAAATCAGGCTCTGTTGCAACTCGGCCTGTCATTACCGGATCTATGACCCGGCCGGGACGGCTACCGCGACGACAGCTGACCCATTCTTGCCTGCGAACTGGATTGAGTATGTCACGGTTTCGCCTGGCCAGAAGATATCAGCCATCAAAGCCGCGACAAACGGTCTCGTGACGGCCACGGCCGGCACGCTCTGGGTCACGGAGCTTTCCTGATGGATGGCGTTACCCTTCGTCCGCATTTCGACAGCAACGGTCGGGATATGGCGATCGAGCACATTCAGGACGTTGAGCCGATCCTGAATTGGAACAAGGAGGCGCGGCGCGACGAGCAGCATAGCGATTGGGGCCGTCACGTCGCCAAAATTCCGAACGTGATCTATGTGCAGTGGTTGAACGAGGAACATGCGAAGGGCAACATTCACCTTCGCATGTTCACGCCGGAGTTCGATGAGATCGTCCAGCGCAAGCTTGACGATCCGGAATGGGCGTATTTGAGAACGGATAAGCCGGCGCTGATTGTGGGCTGGATGGGTTTCGGCTCATGACCCTGATTACCGACTACACGACCTTGCAAACCGCGATTACCGAGTATCTTGCTCGCGAAGAAGACACGACGCTGATTGCGCGGATTCCGACGTTCATTCAGTTCACCGAAGCCAAGCTCAACCGGAAACTGTTCGTGCGTCAGATGGAGCAACGCTCCACCACGACGGCGGACACGACATCGACCGATCCTGAGTTCATCTCCCTTCCGGATGATTTTCAGGCAATGCGACGTATCAGGCTGTCGAGCGTGACGGGAAAACCGCATCTCGATTTCCTGTCCGGAACGCAGATGGATGAGATTCGGTTCGGGGACGCAAACACACCGGCCCAGCCGAAATATTTCACGATCACGGGCGATGAGATCGAACTCGGGCCAACGCCAGATCAGGATTATACGATCGAGATGACGTACCGGAAAAACATCCCGGCGCTGTCTTCGAACTCGACCAACTGGCTCTTGGACCTCGCTCCGGATCTGTACCTATATGGCGCTCTCCTTGAGTGCTCGCCCTACATGAAAGACGATAACCGGATTCAGGTGTGGGGCGCCGGCTTCGTCAAGGCGTTCGATGACCTGAACGACCTCGGCATGACCTCCGCGTTCAACTCAGGCCCGATGGTAATGCGGCCCACTGGAATAACGCCATGACGACATGGACGCCGGCAGCCGAAGACTCCGAAACGTGGGCGGAAAACCCCGCACATCGGCGCCGGATCTTCAGCCCGAGCACATTCCAGGCATGGCCGGTGTTCGCAACCGGGGTGCTGTCGGATTTCTGGACCGAAGAAACCAAGCAAGCCGAGACGTGGACGCCTGAATGACCGGGGTAATCACACATTCCGTCTCGGCTGGCGGGGCGGTCGACACAACGGCTGATGTCGATGGTGCTGCATGGGATGCCAATCACGTCATCACTGGGGTATTCACGCCAGATCAGGGCGGCACGGGTGTTGCCAACAACGCCGCTTCCACGCTCACGATCAGCGGATCGTTCGGCGCAACATTTACGCTGACCGCGACCACGGGTGTCACTTTCCCGACCACGGGCACGCTGGCGACGCTCGCGGGCGCTGAAGCGCTGACCAACAAGTCATACAACGGCAATACGTGGACGGCCGGCACAGGTACCCTGACGATCGCGGCGGGCAAGACCCTCACGGCGAGCAATACGCTCATCATGACGGCCACGGACGGCAGCACGGCTGCATTCGGGGCTGGCGGGACCGTCGCGTACAAGGGCTCATCGCTCGCTCAGTTCGCCGCGACGACCTCCGCTGAACTCCGGGGTGTCCTGAGCGATGAGAGCGGCACGGGGGCGGCGTATTTCCAGGGGGGCGACCTCGGGACGCCTTCTGCCGGGGTGCTCACCAATGCCACGGGATTGCCGCTGGCTGGCGTAACCGGGACATGGACGATTGCCCGTGGCGGGACGGGGCAGACCACCCAGCAGGCCGCATTTGATGCTCTGGCGCCCACGGCGACCCGGGCCGGCGATATCACCTACTGGAATGGCACGCATTACGTCAATCTAGCAGGCAACAACGCCGGCACGAAGGTGCTTCAGGAAGACGCCTCCGGTGTCCCGTCATGGGCTGCGGCGGGCGCTGGCACCCTCACTGGGCCGGGTTCCTCGACCGACAAGGCGTTGGTCCGCTGGAGCTCAACCGGCGGCACGGTTACGCAAAACTCCGAAATCGTCTTGGGTGACACGGACGGGAAAATGACCCGTACCGCTGGTATTTCGATCAGCGGCACCAACACCAACGATAGTGCGGCGTCTGGGTATGTCGGGGAGTTCATCGAAAGCACAATTTTAGTTGGTTCGGCCGTCTCCTTGACGACCAACACGACCGCAAACGTGACATCAATCAGCTTGACGGCCGGCGACTGGGATGTGTTCGGCAATATCGCCTTGAATCCCGGTGGCGGCACGGCGCTGTCAAAGATTGTCGCCTCAATCAGCACGACATCTGCTACTGAGCCGACTATCCCGAACGGCGGCGCTTTCGTGCTGACCAACTTCTCGGACTCCAACGCGAACGACGTCATCCCGGTTGGAATAAAGCGCCTGAGCCTCTCTGGAACGACCACAGTCTATTTGACGGCTCGTGTTGTTTTCACAGTGAGCACGATGGGCGCCTACGGTTACCTCGGGGCGAGGAGAGCACGATAAATGCGCGCAATAATTTCACTTCTGCTTTCACTTGTTGCGTTCTCTGCATATGCGCAGATGCCATGCGCGAGCTGCACAGCCGGCACTGAGGGAATGCTCTTGCGGTCCAACGGGGACGGCACGGCAAGCCCGACAACGACGCTTTCCAGGCACATGACGTGGGCACCGAATCCCGACCCTGGATCTGACACCTACGCGAACCAAGAGCCTCTTGGGCTTATAGAGTTCCCCAACAACCGCGTGCCGTTCTGCCAATGGGACGCGTCACACACGCACTGCAATAATTTCATGTATTACGATGATGCGCAGGGCATCATTGATGGTCCAAACTGGGATCGCGGCCTCCATCAACGTTACAGGTTCGGGCAGGAACAGCGCGATGTGACCCACACCCGATGGGACTGGATCGGCAATGGTATGCCTCCGGGGCTCGCGGCAACCGGGTCCTACTACACAGACGACGGTGGTGGAGGCGATCTCAACCACCTGTTTACGTCAACTTCGGCTTCCGGAAGCCTCACCCTATCCGGGGTGAACGTCCGCACCAACGTTTCGTATTTGAGTGACACGTATTTCATCGAAGGCGTGCAAACGGTCGATTCCGGCGAACCTAACAGTCTCGCCGATACCTGCATCAACCTGCAATTCGGTCTGCAGACGGCCAACCGCTCAGCGGGAATCGAATTTGCGTTCTACCCGAACTGCTCAACGGGCGAGCACGCAAAAATGGACTGCACGATCTGGAACGCAGCCGTTCCGAACGGGCACACGATCTCGACCGGGATTGAGGGGCTGCTCACGCCGGGAGGTGGCGGGCGGAATTTCTTCCACATCCACATGGACCGTCCAAGGTCTCCTCACAGCGCTGGCGATCAGGTCGAGTTCTGGGCCGGCGACCCAACTGAGCTTGTGAAAGGGCTGATCTACAAGAAGTATTGCGCATTTGATCGCGACGACACTGCGATGCCGGCCGCCGCCGACAACCTCATACCCTTCTCGCAGCACAAGATCACTGGCACTCACAAGCGCCAATGGCTCGTCGGCGCGCGAGAATTGATCCACTGATATGCCGCTTCTGAAATTCGGCGCGTACCTACCAGACACCACGGACTACGAATCGGAAACGGTTCACACAATCAACAACGTGGTGCCTCGTGGAGATGGTTACGGGCCGTTTGGGAGCTTTTCAGCCTATGCGCAGGCGCTTCCTGCGATCTGTAGAGGCGGGTTCTACGCCCTGAAATCAGACGGCACGGTCATCACGTTCGCAGGGACGGTTGACCGTCTTTACATGCTCAACAACAGTGATTTTAGCTGGAAGAACGTCAGTGTGGTTGCGAACTGCACGATATCGAATGCGTCTCCCGGCGTCGTCACCTACACGAATACGTTCGCGGCGAATGATCCCGTGGTGTTCGGGGCTGGTGCCGGAACGCTGCCAAGCCAGATCGTTGCTGGGACGACCTATTATGTGAGTGCAACCGGGCTTTCCGGCTCTGCGTTCAGTGTTTCGGCGACCGCAGGCGGGACGCGGATCAACACCTCTGGTGGTTCCGGGACCGTCAACGTCACGTCAATCTATTCGTCGCTGTCATCCGATGCCAATTGGCAGTTCGCGCAGTTCGGCAATCTGGTGTTTGCGACGCAAAAGAACGTCGTGCTGCAGGTGTTCGACCTGTCCAGCTCCACAGCCTTCGCGGTGTGCGCCGGCTCTCCTCCGCAGGCCGCTTATATCGCGGTCGTGGGGCGGTTTCTGGTGCTCTCCGGGTTGCTCTCGACTCCGTACCGCATTCAATGGTCAGGGTTGAACGCAACGACGACTTGGACCAGCGGAACGAACAGCTCTGACTTTCAGGACTTCCCGGACGGGGGTATTGTTCGAGGCGTAGCGGGCGGCGACCAATCGGGGGTGATATTTCAGGACCAGGCTATTCGAAGGATGGCCTACGTTCCGGGTTCTCCGATCATCTTCCAGATCGACCGGCTGTCCGAAGGCAAGGGGCTCTATGCGCCTTATTCCATCGTGAGGGCTGGCGACAAGATTTTCTTCTTCGCGGGGCAGGGCTTCCACAAGATCGAACCGGGTGGGGTGCCCGAGCCGATCGGGCTTGAGAGAGTAGATCGCACATTCCTGACCAACCTCGATTCTGGCAATCTGCAACTGTTCATCGGGGCGGCCGATCCAAGGGCCAGCATGGTCTACTGGGCATACAAGTCCAACTCAGGTTCGACGGGATTGTTCGATAAGATCCTTGGTTTTCATTTTGCGCTTGATCGGTTCTTTTCGATAACGGTCAGCGCTGAATACCTCGTGGGCATCTCGCAAACCGGCCTCACGCTGGAGGGCCTTGACGCCATCTCGTCGTCGATCGACGCCATGACGCTGAGCCTGGATAGCTACGCGACGGCTGTTCAGCCTCGTATCGCCGCGTTCAATTCATCGCATGTGCTAGGGTTCTTCAGCGGGACACCACTGGAAGCGACCATCGAAACCGCAGAGCAAGGCACCGACGACAAGCGGATTTTCATCCGGGGATTTCGGCCAATCACGGATTCCGCGACGGTCTACGGCTCGTTGTCTTACAGGGATACGCAGGCAGCTACATCGACTACGGGCACAGAGGTTGCAATGAACTCCCGTACAGGTCGATGTGACATGCGCAAGGACGCCAGATATTCCCGCTTCAATGTGAGGATTCCGGCCGGCACGACATGGAGCTTTGCGGCCGGGGTTGAGCCGGACATCACAACCAGTGGATCGATATGACGGTCTATGTCCCGTCGATCGAGGAAAAGGACCTAACAAAGGTCATTCGCTCCGTTCTGGAGTTGTCGGCAGGGCGCTCCAATGCGGTCGGGACGGTGACGCTCACGGCGAATGTGGCAACAACCACCGTCACCAATATGAATTGCGCCGTGGCGTCCTCGATACTGCTCATGCCGACAACGGCGAACGCATCGGCGGAACAGGGAGCCGGTACCATCTACATTGCAACGGCTACAATCCTCAACGGCTCGTTCGTCATAACGCACGCCAACAATGCTCAGACTGACCGAATCTATCGATACGCCATCTACGGTTGATCTCGTTTGCATCGATCCGAAGCGGGTTTCCGAAGTCTGGCCACACGTCAAGCACCTGATCCGATCGGCAATTGAAAGAACGGGGTTGAGCGACTTTCTTGATGTCGAGCGCTCCGTGCTCCGGGGCGATCAACTGTTGTGGATGGCTTGGAATGGCCTCGGGGTTGAGGCAGCCGCAACAACGCATCTGATCAGGGTTTCAGGCCGGAAGGTCTGCGAACTCACGGCATGCGGGGGGAAAGACCGCATGAGGTGGCTTCCGCTGCTCAACGATATCGAAACCTACGCGAAGAACGAGGGCTGCGACGCCATGCGGATACTCGGCCGAAAGGGATGGTCCCGCGTGCTCAACGATTACCACATCGCGCATGTGGTCTTGGAGAAGGATCTAGGATAATGGGCGGCGAATCTAAGACCAGCTCAACGCAGAACAGCACCACGGCGCCGTGGGAGGCTGCACAACCCGCGCTTCAGGGCATCCTCAGCCAGCTCGGTACCGGTCTCAACAACACCGGCCTGACCGGGGCGGAATCCGGCGCGCTCGATACGCTGTCACAGAATGCGGGGCGGGCAGGCCAGTACGCTCCGGCCATTCAAGGCTATGCAACGAATCTGTTGAACGGCGGCGGTGCGCTCAATCAGGCCGGCAACGTCAACCAGAACTATCTCGACTACCGGAACGCGACACAGCCGCTTGCGAGCAACACCAACTATGACCCGTACAGCACGCCGGGGTTCCGGAACGCAATCGATACGCTGACCTCGGACATCACGAACAACACCAACGGGACCTTCGCGGCTGCTGGCCGGGACTTCTCAGGCGCGAACTCCATGGCTTTGGGTCGCGGCATCGCGCAGGGCGTAGCTCCGACCATTGCAGCCCAGTACAATACTAACGTTGCGAACCAGCAGGGCGCGGCTGGCAATCTCTATAACGCTGGAAATACCAATGCCGGTATCCTGTCGGGGCTTCAGCAACAGTATCTCGCCAATCAGGGTCAGGGCGTCAACGCGGCCAGCGCTGCAAACGACGCGGCCAACGCTGGACCTAACGCCATCCTGGCCGCAGAAGCGGCGCGGCGCGGCATCCCGGTGCAGGCTCTCGGGCTGCTGTCTCAGATCGGCATTCCGATTGCGGGGCTTGGTTCGCAGTCCACGGGGCAGTCGCAAGGAACGCAGGAAATGAGCGGTGCGCAGCAGTTCGCGTTGATTGGCCAAGGTGCCGGCGGTTTCGGCAAGCTCTTGTTCGGATAGGAAACAAAAATGGGTCTTCTCGACTCCCTATTTCAACAGCAGAGCGGCAGCGGCGGATTGCTCGACTATCTGAACAACCCGCTTTACCGTGGTCCATCGTTCGCACCCACGCTAGACTTTGCTGACCGCTACAATGCGTTGCCGAACGCTCCGCAGCCGTTCAATCCGGCCCCACGCCAGATGGACGCGGCGAATTATGACCCGGCGACCTTCGCACCGAACCAAGCACAGCCGATCAATATTGGCGGCTACCAGATGCCGCGCATGGGGAGCGCGGACCTCTACCAGCCACAGCAGGTTATGACACCTCCGAACGCCCAGCCGGCGCAGGGGGCAGCCATGGCCGCCCCACAAGGGGGTATGCCTCAGCCACAGCAGCCTGAACAACTACCTCCGGCACTCGGCGGGAACGCGCTCGCCGGTAATTTTGGGGCGGGGCTCCAGAACTTCGTCAACACTCCCGGCGGGCTATTGCCGAAAATCCTTGGCGGCATCACGGGAGGCATCACGGGCCAGCGCACCGACCCGGCCGGGGTGCAACAGCAGAACTTGAAGGCCCAATTCGACGCTACGCGGCAGGCTCTTATCGATAATGGAGTTGACCCTAGGCAGGCGGCGTCGACCGCAATGCTTTCTGTACTCAACCCAGAAGCCGCAAAGACTGTCCTCCCCGAACTTCTGACCAACAAGCAAGATATCAAGATGGTCAAGGACGAGTTCGGCGCGGAGCATCCCTATTGGTACGACAAGATCAACCAGACCTTTAAGCCTGCTTTGACCCAAGGGAATGGCGGTCCCGGCGGTACGGCGCCGGGGCTGCAGCAGGTAATCAGCAGTCTCGACAATATGCCTGCTGGCACGACCCAAGAGCAGCGTCTAGCGCAGGTTCCTGAGTCATATAGAGGCTACGTCAAATCCTTGCTGGAAGGCAAAGCGCTTCCGAGCAACATTGGCCGTTCTCAACTGCGTGGACCGCTTATGACGCTTGCTCACGCGGTTGATGGCTCATTTGACGAATCGCTTATCCCACTTCGTTTCAAGACGGCAACTGACTATGCCCCGAATGGCCAGTCTGGGCGCTCGATCGTCGCGCTCAACACGGTGCAGCATCACATCGGCAAACTGAGCGATGATCTGGAGAACCTTGGAGATACCGGGTGGACTGCCGGCAACGCCGTATGGAATGCAATCGCCAAAAACACGCCAATGAGCCCGGGTCAGGGCAAGGCTATTCAGGCTGTTCAAGACGACATCAAGGCGGTGACCGATGAAATGTCGGCGGCCTACAAGGCTGGCCGCGTTTCCGACCACGAAATCGAGTCGTGGAATAAACTAGCAAATTCAAACCTGCCCCTGCGCCAGCTCAAACAGGGCATCTATGATTTCGTAGGGCTGTTGAATGGCAAGCGTGACCAGCTCAACGAAACACATCAATCGATTCTCGGGAAAGACGCCCCCGGGATGAACAAGGACCTGAACGAGGCAATCACCAAGAAGGTAATTTCACGTAACTCCGGCGATGCTGCCCCAACTCCTGCCACTCAAGGCGCTCCCGCTCCCGGCGCCTATGTCTGGTCTCCAGGCAAGGGGATTTCCCCGAAATGATCACGGTCACGGCGCCGAACGGTGCAACGGTCGATTTTCCTGATGGGACCGACCATGCGACCATTGATGGCGTGATGACGCAGCATTTCGGGGGGAATCAGGCTCCTCAAGTCTCTGCCGGCGAGGATGCCGCAAAAAGCGTTGCCTCGGGCTTAGCCAGCGGCACGGCTGGGATGCTCGGTGCTGCTGGGAGCGTTCGGTCGGGCTTGTCGGCGGCGACCGATTATCTCGGGGAGAAACTGGGGGCCTCACCGGACAAGGTGCAGGCCTTCAAGGATCTGGCGACAAAGGCCGCCAACATGACGGGTGCAGGGGCCGCTATCGCCAATGCGCCAACGCCTCGCCAAATAAGCGACGTGATGGAGCCGGTTGTTTCGACGGACTATAAGCCGCAAACGACACTTGGAAGCTATCTCAAGACCGGCGCGGAATTTGCTCCGGGCATGCTGATGGGCGGCCCGGCAAACCTCGCGGCGCGTTTCGCTACCAACGTGGCGCTTCCCGCTATCGGGAGCGAGACGGCGGGCCAGATGACCAAGGGCACGGCGGCTGAACCCTACGCAAGGGTTGCTGGCGCATTCCTGTCCCCAGCTTTGGCGAGCGCCGGCCGTCGTGTCATTACCCCGTTGCCGGCCACGGCCGAACGGCAAGCCCTTGCCGATACCCTTCGCAATGAAGGCGTTCAAGTCACGGCAGGGCAATCGACTGGCAATAAGCCCCTGCAATGGATGGAAAGCGCTCTTGGCGATACGCCGGGTTCTGGTGGGCCTGCTGCACGCGCCATGGAGAACCAGGGCGAGCAGTTCACCGCCGCAGCTCTTCGTCGGGCAGGTATCAATGCCAACCGGGCTACACCTGATGTAATCGATAACGCTTTCACTCGCATCGGAAACGATTTCGAGGGGGTTGCGCAGCGAAACAACATGCTGGCGGATCGACGGCTAGGTAACGATCTGACCACAGTGGAGCGCGAATACAACAACGTGGTCAGCCCCTCGAACCGGGCTCCAGTGATTGAAAATACAGCTCGCGATATCGGCGATATGGTCGCTCAGAACGGTGGCCATCTCACTGGAGAACAGTACAACGCGATCACCTCCCGCCTTGCGAGGCAGGCCCGCAGCGCGAGCGCGGATGCCCAGTTGCAGGAAGCGCTTCAAGGCCTTCGCAGCGCGCTTGACGACACCATGGAACGGTCACTGTTCCGAACCGGCAATCAAGCCGACATGCAGGTGTTGCGGAACGCCAGAAACCAATACCGCAACATGATCGTGCTGGAGAAGGCCGCAACCGGGGCGGGGTCGAACGCGGCGGAAGGGCTGATTTCACCGTCTCAACTCCGCAACGCCGTCGTCCAGCAAAACCGCAGGGCATATGGGCGGGGACGGGGAGATTTCGCCGATTTGGCGCGGGCTGGAGAAGCTTTGTTGAAGCCACTCCCGCAATCCGGGACCTCTCCGCGCCATAACGTGACGCACATGCTCCAGACCATCGGCGCGATCGTTGGTGGCAGCACGGGGGCCGTAGGAGGGCCGGGAGGAGCGGCAGCCGGCGCTCTCGCGGGGCTCGCTGCTCCTGCTGTTGCCGGGCGGGCGCTGCTCTCCAGGCCCGTACAGGCCTATCTCTCAAATCAGGTGCTCGGCCGGAATGCGCCGGGCAACGCCTCTCGTCAGCGGGCGCTATTTAACGCGCTGCTGGCCAGCTCGTCGCTTCGCCTGCCAAGCCCGTAGTTCGTTGAAAATGCCGGTCACCATCAAGGCCGCCACGACGCCAAGCATGGCGGCGAGGTAGCCGTTGTCCGTCCACTTCCACCGGATGTTGGACGCCACCACACAAAAGATGATCACGGATTGAAGCAGGTACCACATGGGGCTTGTTGACTCGATTATTGGCGTAGAGAGCGGGGGCAATGCAGACGCTCGTAATCCAAATTCGTCAGCGTCGGGATTAGGTCAATTCATCGACTCGACTTGGCTTTCCACGATCCGATCTGCACGGCCCGACCTCGCCGGCAAGTCCGATGCCGATCTGCTGGCCCTGAAATCCGACCCTCAGCTTTCGAGGGAGATGACCGAGGCTTATGCAGGACAGAACCAAGCCATCCTAGCCAAGAACGGTCTCCCCGTCACCGACGGAAACACCTACCTGGCGCACTTTGCCGGCCCTCAAGGGGCGGTGAAGGTCCTTCAGGCCGATCCGAACGCTCCGGTTGAAAGCGTCCTCGGCCCCGGTGTCGTGAAGGCCAACCCGTTTCTTGCCGGAATGACCGTCCAAGGCCTCCAAGCGTGGGCCGCGAAGAAAATGGGCGGGCAACCCACTCAACAACCCGTAGCACAAGCACCTGTCGCGCCCGTGCCAAGCCCTGTCATATCTCAGCCACCAATATTCGCAGCTCCTCCGCAAGCCCCTCAGCAGGCTCCGCAAGCGCAGGAAATGCCGGGCTTCGCTCAGGTCCCTGACACGCAGGCTCCGCCGATATTTTTTGCACCCCGACGTCCCGTCAACCTCTCCGCGCTCAGGGGAGCGTTCCGGGCTCCTGTATTTCCGAACAGAGGATAAGAAATGGCTTTCTGGTCTTGGAGCCGCACGGCTGCGTCGAATGCTACCGCAGATGTGACGATTAACTATAGCGAGGGGCAAGCACCGTCATCTCTCAACGACAGCGCCCGCGCTGCAATGGCTCGACTCGCAGAATATCGCGATGACGTCGCTGGCGCCATCACTACAGGCGGCTCGGCGACGGCCTACACCGTGACGAGCTATCAGGTGTTCGACAGCTTGGCCCATCTCAATGGCCAGATGATTGCCTTCGTTCCGCACGCGACGAACACCAATACCGTTGGTGCAGACGTTACCTTGAACGTCGATAGCCTCGGGGCCAAGTCGATCCGCATGCAGCCGGGCGTGGCTCTGCCAAACGGGGCGCTGGTTCTCGGTACGCCGTATGTGGTCGTCTACAATAGCTCGGACGCAGTATTCTACCTGCGGAACATGGTCAATCCATATAGCATTCCGCTTGCCGCTGGCTTCGAATTTTGGGGCACGACCGCGCCGAACTCGTCGTTTGCTTTTCCAGTCGGGCAGGCGATATCGCGCACTACTTACGCCACACTATTCGCACTCACAGGAACGACCTACGGGGCTGGTGATGGCTCGACTACCTTCAACCTACCAGACCCCACCGGGCGCGTGAGGGCGGTTAAAGAAGCAAGCGTTTCACGGATAACCTCGAACGGCTGGTCCGGCAATTCGTCTATTTTGGGATCAACCGGAGGCGCCGACTCGATCACGCTGACCACGAATGAAATGCCGACGCATACCCATGCAGTCACTGATCCGCAGCACTCGCACTCCTATAACATCACAACCATTCCCGGAGGGAGCGGCCTTCAGGCTGGCGCTGGCGCAACAACTGGTACGACGGGCAGCACAACCGGATCAAGTTCTACAGGGATCAGCATCAACAATGCAGGGTCCGGCAATTCTCACAGAAACATCCCGCCGATGATTATCTGCAACTACATCATCAGAATTATCTGACGGGCCTATCGTTCCGGGTGTTCACGCTGCTCTACGCGTTCCAACTCTGCGAGTTCGATGCGCTCCAGCTCGGAAAGTATGCGTCGGAAGTACTCCGTCTCTTCCTTGGACTGCTCGTACTTCTGCCGAATCCATTCTCGCAGGGACATGCTTGTTGTCATTTCGATCCTATCGATCATCGCACAGCGGTACATCCGAGGGCGGACATGTCTTGTCTTGTGTTGCTGACAGGGCAATCAGAGCAAACATGGCCGCAACCACAAACAGGCTCAAGACGAGCGCTTTGAGCATCAGGAATGCTCCGGTTAAGCCGGGACCATACCACCACAGCCTAGCTGCAATCAATACCGCCGATTCCAAGGGGACCCCGACGTGATGGGCATCTTCACCGTCAAGCACATTCACGACCACTTTTACCACCCAGACAAGGCAACCGCCGACCAACTTGCCTGGATCATTCGCGGAGTCGGCACACTCAACAGAAACATGGAGAAACTCATGTCCAGCTTTGACGACCTGAAAGCAGCCCAAGACGAAAGCGATGCCAAGATTGCGGCCATCAAGGCCGACGTGGAGACCATGCTGGCCAAACTGGCGAACATCCCTGTTGCAGGCATGACGCCGGAGCAGCAGGCCGCGCTGGATGCCGCCGTCGACCACGCCAAGAAGATGAACGACGCAATGGGAGCGATCGACGCTTCCGCGAATCCCACACCGTAAACAACTGGAGAACTAGAACTATGTGGAAGACGATCGTTGGAATGTTTGCGGCTCCCCTCGGAGCAATTATCAACAAGGGCATCGCAATGGGCGCCGCTTCGGTGATCGCCTATTCGGTCGCCAAGGGTAATCCTCTGGGCGATGTGACCAACATCGTGATGATGCTGGCGGCCGGTCTTTCGACCCTGATCTCTGGCTTTGCTGCTTCGCAGGGCATCCAGATCCCAATCATCAACGCTGACCCGACCAACGGCGTCAAGGTCGTTGCGCAAGATTCGCCCGCCCCGGTCGTGAACGCGCCGCTCAAGTGATCTTCTCATGGGTCTCATTCGCGATCGCGCTGCTCAAGTTCGTGAACAACGTCATGATCTGGGCACGCGAGCGCGAATTGATCGCAGAGGGCCAGCGGCAGGAGATCGCCCGAGAAGCCCTCAACATCGCAGCAAAGGTGCATACTCGTGACGAGATTCTGGCCAAAGTCAATGCGCTCAGCGATGCCGATGTTGATCGCGAGCTTCGCGGCCTTGAGCCCAAGTAGCTGTACACCGGAGCAGATCGACTCGTTCTGCCAGATCTACAACCAAGTGATCGTCCAGAAGGGCGACGGCGCGATTACCGCGACACCCGAGGTAAAGCGGCGGCTGCTGGCGAACGAGTTAACGTACAGGAGTCAGTGCAAGAGTTGAAAGCGGCGCAAGCCTCCCGGGGTCAACGGTAGGCCTGCGCCTGACCACATCAAACCCTAAAGGGGGTCTAGGGATTAATATGGCTGGAACAAATCAAAGCACAACTTCAGGGCGCAAATTGTGCGGTCCTATACACGTCCGAAAAATATTCGGAGTGTTGCCAATATGACGGAGCCGCCGATGGTTGAGCGCATTCCTGATATTTTGCAAAGGCTTGCGTCTCTTGAAACAGATATCAAGCGGTCCGATCAACTGCTGAAATCGTCCGTTGACGACATAAAGGCGACGATCAAGTCAGAAATCTCGGACCTGAAGGGCGAGCAAATCGGAGACCTGAAGAGTGCTAACGCGAATCTGATAGAGCGGTTGGATCGTCAGGCTGAGCGCATGGAGCGCATTGAACGCTCAGCCTCCGAGCGCATCGAACGTCTCGAACGAACGCAGGGCGAATGGAAGACAGGCGCCGGTGTCGCGGAGTGGATGATCCGCTTTGCGATCCTTCTCATCGGCGTGATCATCACGGGCTTAGGGGTCTTCGGCTACAAGCATATTGGGGCCGGGTCATGAGCGCGCTCGGTTATCTCCAGATCGCGGCCCATTACGTCGGGATCTTCCTAGGTTCGATCTTCGCGATCGGCGTTTTTCTGTGGCTGTTCAAGCTCGCCTTCGGCGACCGATAGGGGAATCCCATGGCTGACGACTACAATGCCCCACTTGAGGGCCAGTCCTCCTATACGGAGGGAGAAGCCCAACGACTATTCGCTGAAGAGGCGAAGTACAAGCGAATGAAGGCGGCTCCGAAATGCACATGCAAGGGCTCTCCGTTCGGGATGGACATTGATCTCTGTCCGGTGCATGGGAAGGGCTGCGCATGACCATCATTGGCGGGATGATCGGCGCTGTGTTCATCGGGCTCGGGCTCCTGATGAATCACTATTGCAAGACCGGCCCGCAGTCCACAGCGGCAAGCCTGCTGGTCGCCTTCGGCGCGGTGGTGCTGCTCATTATGGCCTTGGCGTCGATTCCGGTGCGCGCCCATGACCACAATAACCCCGGCCTGAATCCCTGGCTCAAGACCCTGAAGAATAAGCATCAGGTACCCTGTTGTGACGGCTCCGATGCGACCCGACTGAGCGACGTTGATTGGGACACGAAGGATGGACATTACCGCGTGCGCCTTGATGGCAAGTGGGTGGACGTGCCAGACGAAGCCGTGATTGAGGAGCCGAACCGGGCAGGGCAAACGCTGGTCTGGCCGTGGTTCAAGGATGGCGAGATGAGGCCGAGGTGCTTCTTGCCGGGGAGCATGACGTAGATAGCTTATCTACGCGGCTTTTGCCTTCGCCTGTGCAGCGAAGATGGCACCTTCAAGGAAGGCATACCGCAGGCTGCCACGGTCCACCGTAATCTTGCCGGCGGGATGGTAGTCGACCGGCTCGACTTCATCCGGGAAGCGCTTGTAGCCTTCTTCAATGAAGCGCTTGATCTGCTCATCCATCATGTTTCCCCAATTGCGTTATTGCGGCGTCACGCCAAAACGGGCTGCGGCAGATCGCAGCGCCCATTCCCTGATGATGCTGGCGCGAATTTCTCCGACGTCGTCAACCTTCAGCAGGGTGCGCGCGTGGCGCTCTTGGTCGGCGAGGTATAGGCACTCCTCCTTGGAGGTCTTAATGTGCTCGCTCATGATTCCCTCGTTATCTCACCGTCAGGGCGAACCGCAGCCGCAGCCTTGTCCAGCAACTGGAGCTGACGGACCGCCTTGTAAATTTTCTGCGCGACTCGCCTGTCGTCAAGAAGCCCAGCCATGGCCACCAGCTCCTTGCAGAGCTCGCTTGTGTCCACGAGAGCGGCCGCCGGCCGTGTCTGCTTTGGTTTTCCTTTGGTCATCGTTAGGGTAACCTCACTTCACAAGCTTGAGACGCGGCTGCAGATCGTCAGGATGCATCATCACCCGAGGAACCGGGCGCGTTCTGAACTCACAGAATACCACTCCGTTCGGAATCTTGCTGCTGATTGGGACATAGAACCGGAAGCCCATTTCCTCGCCAATATCGCGTTCCATCATTCCGCGCTCGACCTCATAGCGAAGTTCGTGCAGCAGCTTCTCGATGCGCTCTTGGCGAAAGTTCGTTGGATCGGCCATGGCTTACCTGTGTGTGATGTTAAAGCGAAATTGCCGCTAGCTCAGACAAGTAACTCAGGCTCTCTCCGAAAGCCTGCGCTATACCCGTAAGTGTCTTGATAGTCGGATTGTCCGAGCGACCCTGCTCAAGATCCCATAAGTGGGATTTTGTACAACCAACCCTAGCAGCGGCCTCCGAAAGGCTGAGATCATTGCGCTCTCGGGCATGACGTATGTAGGAAGGAAAACTAGCCGCTTTCGATATGCTTGACTTGGCCATAATCCGCTCCTCAGTCGTCAGTGTTGGAATCTATGTACTCACCGATATCGGTGTGCTCAAAGTGGCGGTTCTTGGCCCACTTCTCCCAGCACTTCCCATATTCTTCGCAGAATGAAGGAGAGGGGCATAAGCACTTTTCCCGCTCTTGTTCGACTTGCAGGTCATGGAACAGTTCGTTCATTCCCGGCCCGGTGTCCTGCAACGGAAACCCTCGCGACATTCAATCCTCCTGTTTCGTTATCGCTGCTTCAACGCATCGGCGATTGCCTCATCAATCGCCCCAGCGAGATCACGGGTTTCTGACGCCAGAATGTGGCTATATCGACTTGCGATGCTCCACGCAGTATCGCTGTACTTTCGCAAGCTGTCGTATTTGGCGCGATCCTGTTCCTCGCAATGACGCTCGTAAGCCGATGCTCCTTCAAAGTTAGGGTCACCCGGCTGTTCATATCCAGTGGTCATGTTTCCCTCCTTATCTGCTGAATAACGCGGACGATGCATCTCCCGGTCGGTCGATCGCCGTCCATTTCCCAAGTATAGCTGTGACCGTTTCGCTCCATGCGCCGCGCCGTTTTCAGGTCAGTCACGATGAAGCTGGAAATGCGGGAGAAGCGGCCATCAGATACCTGCCGAAGCGCTTCGATCAGTCTATCGCCTGCTTTGCTCATGTTCACCCAATCTACCTAAAACGGCTGATTGCCTCGGCGATGGCTACAAGCATATCTCCTGCAGCCGTAGCCGGAAGCTTCCATCCCATTGCAGTGAAGCCTCGGATCAGAACGTGTTCGAGCGGAATTGGAGCAGACCCGTCGCCTGGATCTACCGTGACATCGCCGATGTTAGCTTTCGCTCTAATCATGCGTCTTGTGCGTTCCATGTCCATGAATGTTCCATACCTGTCTATTACAGCATTCCCAAGCGTAACATCCTGTCGAGTATCGCGCCGACGATCATGCCGCCCAAGAACAATTTCCATTGATCTGTAGTCATCTTCGCCGATTCCATCGCTCAAGCGCTTCGACCTTGGTCTCGCCCGATACTGATGGCCCCACTTCGCAGGTGCACGAGATGAGCCTCTTTGACGGTCGGCCGCCATGCCAGAATTGAATATAAGGAGATGAGCCGCAGAATGGGCAAGGCAACGCCTCTCCGCACTCTTCCGGCTCTCTATTCAGCCGAGCTGTCAATGACAATTTCATCCTCTGTCCTTTCGGTTGCGACGCGTTAGCGAACAACTTCCTGTTCTGATTTTTCCGTGTGCTTACGCTCCTGGTGCTCTAGGAGGCTTGCGAGACCGCGAAAAAGGCCTCCGCAGTAGTTGCATGCCCAACCCATTCGAGCACCTCTGAAGGTATATGGCGGAACTGGCTTGCCCCAAGCGTCAAGAGTTTTCATTCTGCTGCCTCACGGATAATATGCGGTCGCAAGGCGGCGAGCGCCGCACGCCCTATATATTCAGAGTAGACTGGCGGGATCGCCTCGGACATCTCGTTGCCGGACATCCAATCGATACCCATCGCGCCGGGACCGCAGTACACTCCGACGTCGCCAGTGATCGTCATGAACCCGCCGTTGGCCCAATGCTCGCGCCTATTCTCGCCGCGGCGGTTTACCCTGATCTTGTGTTCTGGATGCGCGGGCTGTGCGATTGGAAAGCTACACTCGAAATGACGGTGTCGGTAGCTGCGCAGACCGAACATGTTTGCGCATAGCATCAGGTCGGCGCGCAAAGGCGCCTCTGGCACATTCTCGATGACATATGGCACGCCGCTGGCGATCAGCTTAGCTCGAACTGGGGCTATCAGGTCAGGATAGCCTGACAGATCCTCGCGCGTCTTGAGCCGGCAAAACTGCTGACATGGAGGGGACGCCCAGATCAGATCAAACTTCCGAAAGTCGATCTGCATAACGTCGGCTTGGATGAAGGGGAACGGGTACCGAGGCTGCGGATCGATATCGACGCCAATAACCTGATATCCGGCACGGGTCAGCCCCATGGCAGCGCCGCCAGCACAACAGAAAAGGTCTAAGGCTATCGACATCAATGGTTCACCACTGCAAGGTAGACCGCCACGAGAGCGAGAAATAACATCCAAAATTGCCAGTTTTTCATGTGCGTTAACTTGCCGTATCCGTCACTCGTCGCAGCCGACCACTTGGACATCCCAGCCTTTGCCAGCGCGGTCCTCGTCCTGCTCCTGGCCGGGCCATTTGCAAGCGGCGAAGGATGCTGCCTCCATGGCGCTCGGAAACGGGCCATGCATCTGGCCGTGTCGATCGACGATCTCATAGCGGGTTGGCACAGTTTCGGCACAGCTTGAGCCTGATGTTCGCCTAGTGTTCATGGAACGATCTCCAGTTAAAATCAGCTAAACTATTGAAATATATAGAGGCTGCATCGTTTACACCGAGAGGGTCAGGGGTTCGAATCCCTTGTCGCCCACCACTTTCTGAAGCATTCGGATCAGTTTCGGCTCAGTTATCATATCTCAGCCGCTCGCGATTGGAAGTCCGGAGAGTGCTTCCCGTAGACTTTTGTGAGGATAGCTACCGACATTCCGAGCGAGCCTGCGGCTTCCCAAACGTCGATCCCGGCCTGCATCAGCCACGTAGCCCGCGTGTGCCGCAGTGTGTGCGGGCTCACTCCGGTAAGTTTGGCTTCCTTGCAGGCCGCCGCCCACGATCGGCGCAACTTCTGGATCGGCATCCCGTCGTAATGGATGACGTTCTGAATCTTGCCGTCCTTGGCCTTCCAGCGTCTCAACAGGCGAACCGTGGACCTGCCGAGCCTCACTGGAGGCTTGCGCTTATTGGCCGCCTCTGTCTCACCTGGCGCGCGGCGGTTCATCACGCCACTCGCCAAGTCGATTTGATCCCATTTCAGATTGAACAGCACGGCCGACCGCGAGCCGGTCTTGAGGCCGAGGATCACGAATCGGTAGAGGTGAGGGTGTTTCATGGCCGCCCGCCGTAGCCGCTTGGCCTCGTCTTGGGTCAACCAGCGCTCGCGCGGCTGCGCCTTGTCGGGCAGCACCACGGACGGAACGCGGGAGAGGGGGGCCTTGTGCTTGTTCCAGTAGAGCAGGGCAGCGCGCAGTACCTCAAGATCCCGGCGCGCGGCAGCGGGCGGCCGGGTCTTCGCATAGGCGATGCAGGTCTCCGCGTTCACGTCGTCTGCTCTCTTCTTCGCCCAGAATGGCGTCAGGTTCGAAATGTTGTGAGCGGCCTTGTCTGGCGCTCGGGTCTTGGGTAGCCGCTCCTTCGCATAGATCAGCAACACGTCGGCGATAACAGGGGAGGCTACCGGCGCCGGCCGGTATTTGCTGGCGATGTATTCCGCGAGCCGCCTTTCAGCTCCCGCGTTGTCTGACTCAGGGCAACCAGTGCGGACGAAACTCGATCCATCTCGGATAGCCCATTGGCCGCGCTCTCGATCGAGGTAAAGCCGGGGACCCTTCGCTTTCCTTGGCATCGATCTCTCATTTCGCGGACGCTTCGAAGCGTCGTAAACCAGCGCCGGCCAACCCGGAAGATGTCGACATTGCCGCGCCCGGCCTCAAGCTTCAAGGTCGAAACCTTGATCGCTCCGCGATAGACCAGATCACACGCCTCTTGGAGGGTGACCGGATCGTCATCGCCTGGGTGCGGGTTCATCATTTCGTTTTCAGTTCGTTAGCGCTTAAGCATCTCAGCCACGATGGCCGGGACCCTCGGATCAATCTTCTCGCCGATAGCTTTCAGTGCTATGGCAAAGCCTGCCGCAACGATCACGACGCCATTCGGGTCATTGCCATGTCGCTCCATGACAGCGCCGGCAGCTTTGAGGATTGCCGCTGAGACTTCCTGCGTTGCTTCTGCCCTAGCTACGTCCATCTCAGTCATTTGCCTTGTCCCGAGGTTAAAACAAATCGAGCTGCTCCACGGCGCGCCGCCCCTTGGCGTTCACGTCGTAGAACTCGAATGGAATGAAGGTGTAGGCTTTGCGGATCACCCAACGCTGAAACTCACTGAGTGTCCGATGCTCGATCTTGGCGTTATGGCCGCCGAGCGGAAGCGTGCGCTCGCCGTCCCCAAAGACCATAGGATAGGGCCGGATTCCGCGCTCTTTCATTTTATTGAAGCGGTAGAACAGGCGCTCCCATGTCTCGCGCCTGTCGTAGCCGATAAGCATATAGGCCATGACGTGAGTTGGCGGAACGCCGTGGCGCTCAAGGGTGTCAATGCCTTTGAAAAACCGCGCCTCGTCCCCGACATTATCCCATGCGGTGTAGAGCCGGCGATATTTGAAACTGTCATCGTGGTACGGCAGCTCGGCCAACCGAGCCGCTGACACCTCATCGATCATGCGGACGTTGATGCCCTGGTTCAGGCAAACCTTAAACCCGCCAGTTTTGATGGCGTCGAGATGGGCTTCCCACGCGGCCTGGGGCTGGCCGAAAAAGTCATTGTCCAAAAGGTGAAGGTGCTTCGGATATGGCTCGCCGCGCCACAGAGAGGCGACTGTATTGACGGTTCTCGGCTTGCCCTCTTTCCATGGCACGACACAGAAACCGCACCGGAGGCGGCAGCCGCGTTGCGTGAATCCTATTGAGGCGTCAAACTTGGGATAGATCGAATAGTCGATCTCCTCGCTCTCGGGAATGCCAAGAAACTCCTCGACCGTCTGGTGCTCCTCTTTGTTCCATGTGCCGCTGACCACGGCCTCGGGGAATGCCTGCCGAAACTTCGCCACGCGATCGGCGCTGAATGAGAAGATGGCCGAGCCGTAAACGCGATCATACTGAGGTTCGAGCATGTCCCGCTCGACATGCTTCGTGAAGTGCAACTCGTGACCCAAAGCGCGGTGGTGCCGCGCCAGCTTCATCAGAGCTAGGTTCGGCAGCTTTCCATCGATCTGGGTGAGGCGCACAATCATTCTCGCGCTATCCGATGGTCAACGTTGAATAATGTCGAGCATGCGCTCAATCTTCCGAGCGGCGTTGACCCACTCGGATGCCGATATCCTGAAAACGGATTCGAGGGAGACAGTCGGCTCTGATTCCTCCGTCTCCTTCTCAATGGTGACGGTGATCTTGAACCCGCTGCCGTCCGAGTACGGCGCGAGCCCCGACTTGGAGTAAAAGAACTTGTCGTCGGACATCTTCAAACCTTTCCTGGGCAACTCGTTAGCGAAAACTACGCGCGGCCGGAGACTTCGGGCTGACCTTCGAACCGCGCAATCATCTCGCGCATCAGGGTCACCACGTCTTTGCGGTCGGCGCCGTTCGATATGAAATTGCAGCGCGAGCCAGCAGCGTCACCGAACGGGAAGACGAGCAAAACAAAGCCCGTCCCCCGCGCTGCGCCTTTGGCGTCGCCGTTGAAAGCTTGATCCAGAGTTCGTGCCACAGCATTCATCATGTCGCGGTATTCCTGCTGGATTGGGGCGTCGCCTAGGCGCCCGGTCACGACGTCAGCTCCTTGACGATCCACATGATGGACTGTTCCAGGGAGGTGATCGCCAGTGAGTTGTAGCGGCCGGCCTTGACCCTGCCGAACAGCGCTTCAAGCTCGCCCGCCTTGTCCTTCAGAGCATCGTGCAGCGCCTTCTCGTCGTCCGTCAGAGCACGGTACTTCGGACGGAATCGGCTCACCGGAATCGCGGTGTCTGCCTGCCGGCCATCGGGTTGTCCTTCGAACACATGGGCCATTCTATTTCCTTCGTTTGAGGTTGGTACGCATGGCTACAAAAACGGCGTTACGTGGTGTTTATCGCTTACGCGCGGCCCTTGCTGTTCATCACTTCGGCAACCGCCTGTCGATTGCCTTCCTCGACATTCTGGGCGACGATTTCCATTACCATGGCCGGCGTGTAGGCGCGCTGGTCCTGCAGCGCGCATAACTTACCCAGCATGTTCGCCGCTATTGCCAGCATCTCAATTGCGTCAAGATGTCCAGCATGCTTACGGACCAGAGCGACGAGTTCTTGATAGACGATCTCGTGCTTGGGACTCGCGGTATGGATTTTTGTTTTCATTCGCCCACCCTCGATCCGTCGTCCCATGTGAACTCGCCATCAGGCTGACCAAACGTGAAATGAGTCCGGCAACCAACGCAGTATGTCCCGCTGTAGAACTTGGGATCGCGAGCGTAGGTCTCAGCCAAGGCGAGTCCCATCGTTGTGGCCGCGCCACACTTTTTGTGCACGTATGTGCGGCGAACTGGCTGAACAAAGCCACGAGCGCGCTCCTCGGCACTTAGGACCACGTACCCCTTTTGCATCCCGCTCGGCTGGATTTCTCGGTGATCTGGAGTGACCGGAGAGCCATCAGTAAGCACGCGCTTCGTGCGATCTGGCGCGGGAACGGCGCCAGCATCCCTGATTATCTTGTCGACGTCGTTGCTCATTCCTGTTTCCCCTGTGCGGTCTTTAACACTGTGTATATAGCACATGCCAATGCGGTGATTGAAAACGCGCAATGCGCATCAGCCTCGAAAATCCACTCGTGGCTTTCATGGATGCATCGTTTTCCATCGGCCTCTAGATAGTCAACGATCGTGCGCTCGATCGCCGTGAACTCTGATGCAGCATCGCTCATGACTCGCCCTCGCGATATGCAGAAGTTAAGGACGAAGACCTAGCGCCTTGCGCCGGTCAGCTTCGCTGAGATGTTCGTTGCATTCTTTCAGCTTCGACCATGCCTCTGGCGGAACATCCTTCGTCCATTTAATCCCATACTGTTGGACCAACGCGCGGAATGCTTCGATTGCTTGCTCTTTTGTCACTTTGAGTGTCCTTCAAACTGTTTGATGAAGAGGTGTTTCCGAGAACGCGGGCGCCACTCGCCAGTTTTCCCTTTTATTCCTTGGCGGCGCTGGCCGACGTTCACATTATCAACCCAGAAGTCTGTCTTCTGCGCCGTCAAGCCCATGTATTGGAACCCCGATGCCTTATAGATGATGCCAGTGTGACCAGCCGCGCTATCTGCATAGGTCACGATGCCACTGACGATGCACCGTCTACGTAGGAGAGAAATTGTTTTCCCAATGAACCTACTCTCTGAATTGCGGGGGCAGTTTGGGCTCATCGCTAGGCGCTTAATTTCATACCAACCAAATTGACTTTTTCTATCCCAATATCCCTTCATCTCCGGTGCACTCAGTGGGCCATAAGAGATTGCACCCTCTAATTCCCCTTCGAAATATGCGCCAAAACTGATTTGAGAAAGGAACCCAACGTCACCTAGGTAATGCCACCTTCGGTAAGCTACAGCCGCGGTGCGTGGATCTATGACTTCAAATCTAAGTTGGAGCGGCGAGGTCGGAATTGAACCGCCCTCCTTCCCTTGGAAAAGGGAATGCATTGCCCCTATGCTATCGCCGCGTAAATTCACGAGTTGCCTTTTTCGTCAGTTAAAGAACAACCGGCGTCGCGCTCGCATTCTTCGATCACTCCGATGATGTTGCCTGGATGCGCGCCTTTGTTGGCCCTGATCCAAGTCAGCGCCTTCCTCGCGCTCGCGAGCTGGGCGCGGAGCCGTTCGATCTCGTCGACGCCCTCACTGATATTACTGGCGACGCCTGATGAAAAATTCAGCTCGCACCTTACCGCATCAAACCGCAACCGATCGGCGATGGACAACGTTCCTTTTTCACTCATGAACGATGTTCCCCATGCGCGTCACGAATTGCCTGCGCGATGTCGCGGCAGGCTTCGTCGTACCCGCGAACGTACTGCTCGGAATCGCCAAGTAGATCGATCTCGACATGTCCCTCCGCGATCTTGGCGCAGTCCTCGGCGATGTCTTTAACGGCAGATGAGGGCCGTTCCGGAGCGCATACCTCTTCCACCGCCTTGCAGATGTCCACATTTGAGCAGTCTGTTCGATCGAAGCAATCTGGGCAGCTTTCCGGGGCTTCACGGGCTTCCGGCGCATGCGCAATAATAGTTGTCACCGGATTGGGCTGGCTGGAGCCTGGAATCTTGGGCGGCAAGCTTAGGCGGGAAACGAATGCTTTGACGGCTCCTCTGGAGTTGCGGCAGCATTCGATCACGCAGAGCCGGGCACTTTCCGATAGCGCCGGGTCAGTCTTCACCTGCTCAATCGTGCGGTCGTATTCCGCCAAAACTTGATCGAGAAGCTTCTTCGCGTCCGTCATGGTCTGTTGCCCCTCTTGTTCCGTTATTCTCAGCGTTACCGCAATTGGCAGGACATGAGCTGATACCCTGCGAAGATCAGCAGGAAGACAGCAGCAAGCACGACTTCGATCTTGAATGGCCTCATGTCCGCTTCTGGTTCGCTCGAATAATCCCGTCCGCAATCTCGTCATCTCCAGTGCAGGCATGGAGTGCCAGAGCAAGGCCGAACGGATCTATGCCGTGACGAGCCCAGAACAGAAGCTCATTGCCCTGATGCTGTTCGTCGTGGTGCGCCCTGCACAGCGGTGTCACCCACTTGTCGGAGGCCTTTTCTGCTCCTCCGGTCTCGCGCTTCCCATGCACCGGGCTTGCTGCCCGGATGTGCGCCGGGTCGGGATCTGGAGCGCCGCAGATGCAACAATGCAATGTGCGAATCCATTTCAGGTGCGCCACGTCTTCAACACGGGGCCGCTTCTGCTTCGTGGATGCGACGGAAAAGGCCGTCCTGGGGCGAATGATACGTTGGGGTCTCATGCTCGTTCCTTCACTCGCCAAGCTTGATACTGACTATCGAGCTGATGCCAGAGCACGCGGGCTCTATGGTCGTGTCCAAGGTAACCGCGCGATGCAACTCCACAGATCAGCCGAACGCATTCCTCCGGACTACCCATGGCTTCGTGCCAGTCATCCGGCCGAGTTTCCTTCAGGAAGTCTGCGAACGCCGGTTGACCGCAGCAAATTCCCGCTTGCTGACCTGGCGGCACATCCCGCCAATCTCGCTTGGCAGCCCCGTCAGGCTTTGAGGGGGGCATGGGGGTGTCCTGACGGGGCTGCTCTGCGCGGGCCTCCTTCTGCTGCACGGGTAGCTCGTTGTCGCCGATCTCGACCAGCACCATGGCGAAGCGCGTGCCCATGGCTGCCTGAGTAAGGCGCGGGTCCATGTCGATACCTTGGGCCGTGAAGGACACTTTCCAGTCGCCGGATTGCTTCTGGAAAAGGCCATCCTTCTTGACCTCAAGAGATATCGCTGCGTTCCTGGCGTGGTCGGCGGGGGTCATTCTGCGGCATCCTTCATGTCGTCGAAGTCAGGAATGCTGTCGTTCATCTCAGGCGCCTGCTCGCGGACGTAGGCGTACCGTGACGGCTCCTTTTCGAGCTGTACGTGCAAGCTGTCGTAGCCGGCGCGGAGATCGACCAGCGGCATGAGCTTTTCCATCTCGGTCCACGATGCATGGAAGTGATGCTTGATCAGTTCCAGCTTGTTCTTCTTTTCCAAGGCGGATTGGCCCGGGAAATATCGGGTCAGCAGACTTTCGATTTCGTCCAGAACGATCTTCCGATGCAGGGCGCGGTTGTCGCGCTCGTCATTCGGGATAGATCCCTCGGAGGTCCGCGAGGTATCGACGCCGAGCTGCCTGCCGCCAAGGTTCAGATACTTGATGTGCGGCATGAACGTCTCAAATGTCGGGTTGCTGAAGCGCCGGCCGTCGATCGCCGTTGAGCGATCCTTGATGATGGAGGCAGTCCGGGAAACCTTGTTGGTCTCCATGTCCATTTCGCGTTCCATCAGGACCAAAAGCGAAGGCTCATAGCCCATCTCGCCTTCGGCCTTCATCTTGATCCCGGTCTTTTCCAGTTGCTTCTTCCCGCTCTCGTCCTGGAAATAGTCGTACTCGTAGCCGGCGCGGCCACAGAGGATGATATGCAGTTGCGAGTTGATGTATTGATCGGTAAACTTTGCCCATTCCTTCTTCAGGAAGGCCCAATCCTCGAACTGCAAACGGGTACGGTTCTTCCGCTTCATGTAGCTGTCGCAAATCTCGGTCCAGAAATGCGAGATGGAATCCACCAACAGGAGCGAGGCGTTGCTCTCAGCTTCCTTGACGGCCGAAAGCAGGTCGGTGAAAGATCGGGTCTTCGCCGTGAAGAGACGAACATCGGCCGCCTCGAACTGCGGCTTCACCCAGTCAGATCCGGTCTCGGTATCGAGGAAGAACGCGGGCTTATTCGCGTAGTCTACGCCTTTCTCACGCATGTAGTGGACCAAGCCTATGGCCGTCTGTGATGCCGTGTGCGTCTTGCCGGCGCCGGCAAAGCCCATCAATCCCATCTTGAGGAACGCGCTCGTCACTTCGGCTTCCTTGAAAAGCATGGTGGTATTCCTTTGTTCACGCGATTACTGGTTTGGTGCTGAACTCAGCCATGGCGCGGCGTACCGCGTTCAACGAGTTCTCAAGCTCTGCCTCGGCGAGGCGCAAGGCGTCCTCTGCTCTGGTCTCGAATGGTGGCCGGCTGCGCAGAACTCGCACAGCGCCGGTAACCGTGATTGCGTCGATCATGGCGTGTCTGGCGTAGCGCTCAACGCGTTCAAGGTCGCCGCTCTGGGTAAGGTCGCTGGTCATGGCTGCGCCCACTTGTCGAAATCGTTGAAAGCCTTCTGCGGAGTCCTTCCGGTGCTCCATGCGATCTCAAAATACGGGTAGGCACAAAAGGCCAGATCGAACTCCTCCGGCTGCTCAAACAGCGCCTTGAGCTGCTCGCGCCATACAGTCCAGTTGCTCTGTACGTGGACGTTCATGGTTGCTTCTCCCCCTTGCTCAATCTCTGTCGTCGTATTCGTATTCTGGGTAGTAATCGTGATCCTGCCCGCATATCTCTTGGTAAACGTCGTCGTCCTCGGACAAGATCGTGTAGAGCCAGTCTGGCGCGGGAAAATAGTTCTCGGTCTTCGCCGTCTTTGGGTCGCTATCGGTCGTATTGATCTCGACCTTTACGAACTCAATCTCTGCAGGTTCGGCCGGATGGCCCGGGTAAGACAGCGAACCATAGTGCGCAGGACTTCCGGCGCTGAAGGTGTACTCAGCAAAAACCAGCACCTTCTTGCTGCCGATTTTGAAGTCCGTCTCGTAAAAATGAGTCATCACAGCAGCACCCCAACAATAAGAAATGTTCCAACGCAGGCGATGAGGAGGGAGAGGAGGTAGTCGGTCATCAGTCTTCGTCCAACTCATTCGCCTCGATTTGCCAAGGCTGAGGGCAATAGCAAACGTTGCCTTGGTTGAAGCGTTCGAGGGTGTCCCACGATTCGAGATTGTCGAGCGTCGCAACCTCAGAAGCCTTCTCGATCGCGTCTTCCTCACTGTCGGCCTCCACCTCCACATAGAGGTGGCCAGCCATCGGAATCATCACGCTCCATTTCTTGGTCATCTCAAACTGCCCCATGCTTACGAAGATCGCGGGTGTGATCCCAGCGCGCGGCCTGACGATCTGGACGGTCGAGCGCCGGCATGCCTTGCTCAGCTTCCTCGAACAGTTCGTCCGTCACGTCTTCAACAAAGAGCCCGTCAACGTGGTGGATGAATACGACGTGCTTGCTCTCGCCGGTCTGGAGCATATGGACGACATCACGGCGGGTGTGCTCGGGATTGACGACAGCCTCACGGCCGATCTTCCCGTGGTCGATCATCACGACGAAATAGGAGTGGCTGGTGCGCTTGCAGTGTGCGGTCATTGTTTTCCCCCTCGTTTCAGATCGGATGGGAAGGTGAGGGGCACAGAGCCCCTCTTCGCATTCAGGAGATCTGGATGCCGACCTTCAGGAACTCGCGCTTGAAGTACTCACGATCCTCGGGGGTGAGGGCCTTGATTTCGGCCTGCAGCTCCATGAGCGTCTGGCCCGGCTTCTTGCCGAAAAACTCGTTGATGGCGGCGGTGAAGGAGAGAGTGCGGTTGGTCATTGGCTGGCTCCGTGTTGATGGAGCCAATCTACTTCACGTCTTGTGAAGTCGTCAAGCACTATTTTCACGCCCTGTGAAGATTGCCTTCACAAACCGTGATGAAGTGTCAGGCTGCTTGACGTATTTTCAGCCGCAGCTCGTGCGCCAGGCCGGAGGGATTGGCCCGATAGATCCAATCCAGGGTAAGGCCAAACTCGTCGCATAGCGAAATCGCTACGGGCAGAGTGATTTGCCGCTCGCCGCTTTCGTACTGCGACCAGCGATTTTCCTTGATGTCGATCCGTTTGCAGACGTCGACAGGCCTTAGTCCCAGCGCAAGCCGGGTTACTTCCAGTCGCTTTGCCAATGACTTAAGGCTTTCGGGCATGACCACATTGGACATCACCAAAGCGGCCGTTTCCACTGCCAACCTGTGAAGGCTTGACAACTTCACAGCACGTGAAGTAGTATAGGGCATGCTCAACTCAGTCGACGACGTTATTGATGCACTCGGGGGTCCGTCCAAGACGGCGGACCTTACCGGAGTAGGAGCGTCTGCGGTGGTGAACTGGCGCACACGCGGGATCGCGCCGGCCAAGTTTCTCTTGGTGACGAAGGCCTTGAAGTCGAGAGGCTTGGAGGCCTCGCCCGGTGTTTTTGCCTTCAAGAAGCAGAAGGCCCGCGCATGATGACGACGCTCCCGCTTGCGCGGAAACGGAATGACCTTCCCCGACATGGTGTGATGCCCGCTGCCCGATTGTGTGGCCATTATTCAACCACAAGTGAGGCGGGTTCGTCATCAAAAATTCACGATTCGATCAAGGCATTTGTGTGACCGGAAGATGAACGCATGACCCATTGGCGAACAGCTCGCGTCATCGACATCAACAGCGGCCGGCAGTCGCCTCGGGGGCTGAACAAAGCGCCGCCGGCCGCATCACGCGACATTTACGCATCGCGTGGGTCTGGAATCTCACCTGAGCTTATGGACCGCGTAGCGCTTTGCTTCTCCGTGGCGTTCTTCGGGGGCGTTGCGGTCTGCGCCGGCATCTCCGCGTATTTCATCAGTCTTATCATTGATTGGGACGGCGTAGGGGAAGCCGCGTTTCGCATCTTCAGCTTTGGTTAGAACGCGCTCGGCGTGCAGGCCGAGTGTGCTCCAAGGATCTTCGTTCTGATTGTCTGCCTTCATGCCAACCAACATGAAGGAGTTCACTGAGATGGTATTGCCATACTCTGACAGGAATAAGCCAATGAGTGCAGCTGCGTTGACCTCCTCCACCAGGATGGCCCTTGGGGTGCTAGTCGAGCGTGAACAGAGGCATTACGGCCGGATGGAGGCCTATGAACGTGTCGCTAGGACGGTCGGGATTTCGTCGTCGTGGATACGCAAGTTCCTGGCGAACTCTGAAGAGGTCAAAGAGCCTCGCATCACATTATTCCAGAATATCAGGGCCTCTTACGAAAGTCTTTGTAACCGCGTCGAAGCAGAAAACCGGGCAGATGAGTTGCGGTTGAAACTCATCATGGGAGAGTTGAATGCGGTTGATAAGGGCTTTGTGGCGGAAGCTGCTTCTGAAAATCAGGCTGATATTTAGGAGGTGAGCCGATGACGCACGATATGCGCTCTCACCTTCATCTACCAGACCCGCCATTGTCCTGAGCAACGAAAGGGGGAAGCATGACACCAACGCAAGCTGCAATTCACGAACGGCACAAGATGTTCCGGGCGCGCATCGCTGCGAACGCTGTGCCGGATACGCCGGTTAGCTGCCAGTCGGCTTCAGGGAGGCGCGGTTCACCTCCGCCGGTAGCCGAGCCTGCGCTGGAGGTCGCTGAGAAGCCGATCGATACATGGGTTGCGCGCCAGAAGGCGCTTCAGGTCATCGAAGTATGGCCCTACATCCCGATCGAGGACCTTCCTCCCACCAGGTTCTCCAAGATCCAAGATATCAAGCGCGCGGTTATCCGCCTTTTCCCGACAGTCACCATTAGGGATATCGATTCGAGACGCCGCACTGCGGATGTCATCATGCCGCGACAGATCGGGATGTTCCTCGCGAAAACGAGGACAGGCGCATCCCTGCCAGAAATCGGCAAGCGCTTCGGGGGGCGAGATCACACAACTGCGCTGCATGCGGTCAACAAGATCGGGGCTCTCATCAAGACTGATAAAGAGCTGGCGCAGATTATCCACGCCATTGAGGGCTACTTGGAGCTTCATCCATGAAGCCAACCCCGATCCATCTGATTGTATCGAACCTCAAGCGCATGAAACTCCCCCTGCAGATCCAAACGTTGCAAGCGCTGGTCTCACTGGAGAAGCCGTACAGCGTGCGGCGGAATGAACTCCTCTCGATCCTGGCCGGCAAGATGACGAAACAACTGCGGTGGGAAGCGCGGCAGGAGCGGAGGAAAGCAGCATGAGGAAGGAAGTCTTAGCCGAAGGCGTGGAGCTATATCTCGGGGACTGCCGCGAGGTGCTGCCAATACTTGGCAAGGTCGATGCAGTGGTGACTGATCCGCCTTACGGCATGAAATGGGATGGTAAGGTCACAGTTGGCAAGAACGGCCACGGCTCGACAGGTACGAAGGCAAAGCACTACGGCGTCGAGATCATGGGAGACGATCGGCCGTTTGAAGCTGCACCGTGGCTCCGGTTTAGGAACGTATTGCTATGGGGGTTTAATCATTTCCCCGAACAATTATCGAAGGGGCGGGCGCTCGTTTGGATTAAACGATCCGATGAAGCTTTCGGTTCGTTCCTCAGCGATGCTGAACTAGCATGGTGCTCTAACGGCCATGGTGTTTACTGCTTTCGCGATCAAAGCCTAATGGCGGAAACAAAGGATCGCGCGCATCCGACGCAAAAACCCGTTCCCTTGATGCGCTGGTGCATCGAACAATTCCCGAACTCGCAAACCATCCTTGATCCCTTCATGGGCTCCGGCACGACAGGCGTTGCCGCCGTCAAACTCGGCAGGAAGTTCATCGGCATTGAGATCGAGCCAAAGTACTTCGATATCGCACGCAAGCGCATCCAAGCCGCGCTAGACGCGCCTGATATGTTTGTAGAGCCTCCCAAGCCCGCGAAGCAGGAGGCGATGCTTTGAAACTCTACGCCATGAAATTCGTGCGCTTTGACAGAATCGAAGACCACTACCGGCAAGGATGGGTCATGAGCTTCCCGAACGCTCCCATGCATCATCACTATTACGGGGTGGAGTTAGCATGGATCTGCTCTTGCCCTATTCCAGGGGGCTGCAAACCCCGCCTGAGGCCTATCAGTAACCGAACCCGCGTTCCCGCAGCATCAACAGAGAGCGCAGATGAGCGAGCAAATCGGAGATAACGCAAAGCAGCAGCTACGGTCGATCGTGGAGAGGGTCGAACGGCTGAATGAGGAGATCAAGGGTCTCCAGTCAGATCGTGGCGACATTTTTGAGGAAGCCAAGTCAAATGGTTTTGACGTACCCGCGCTGAAGGCCATCGTCCGCGCTCGCCGCGAGGATCCGGAGAAGCGCCGCGCCAGGGAAGCGATGATGGACGTCTACGGCGAGGCGCTGGGGGTCAGGTAGTGGCACTCACGCCAAAGAACTGGTCTTCGTTCCAGCACTATAAAGACCGAGCCCCGCCGTGGATCAAGCTCCATCGGGGCTTGCTGGACAACATTGATTACTACCGGCTGTCCGCAGAGGCCGGCAAGGCGCTCCCTTTGATTTGGCTAATAGCATCCGAAAAGGATGGCTTGGTGCCGAGCGCTCCGGAGTTGGCATTCAGGCTTCGCATAGATGAGGACATGGCTACGGACATCCTTGATGAACTGGTGGAGCGCTGTTTTTTGGTGGAATCTGACTTAGCAGAGACTGCGGAGCAAGATGCTACGCCTGCCCAGCGCGTGGCTAAGTCCAATGGTTTTGGCTCTCGCCACATCTCTGACGAAGTGAAGCGAGTCGTGTGGGAGAGAGACGGTGGCAAATGCTGCGAGTGTGGTGGTGACCAGAACATTGAATTCGACCACAAACACCCTGTTTCAAAAGGTGGAAACTCCGAAGAAGGCAATGTTCAACTTCTCTGCCGACGGTGCAACCGACGCAAGCGTGCGCGTGTTGCTACGCAGCAGCTGGGCAGGCGTAGCCTA